CAGCCCCCGGGCCAGCCCCTGGTCCAGCTGCTCTCCCAGCCGGGCCAGGGTCCCGTCCTGCTGCCACTGCTCCAGCTTTCCGGCCAGCTGGGCCACAGAGCCCTTCAGCCGCTCCATGGCCGACCCGGCCCGGATGCTGCCGTCATTGCTCATGCCCACCATCTCGGCCAGGGCGGATTTGGTCACGCCGGTGACGGTGGACCACAGGCCCTTCATGGTCCCGGCCTGCTTCTCCATGCCTCCGGCAAATTTGTCCTCCATCAGGGAGATCAGCGCCTGGTTGAATTTCTCCTGGTTGACGATCTGGCCCTTGTTGTTGACGATCTGGACCTTGCGGAACAGCTTCTCCCCCTGGGCCACCACCATGGCCTTGGTGATGCCAAATTCTTTCAGCCGCTCCAGTTCTCCGGTCTGGGCGTCGATCAGGGCCTCTGTGGCCTGGTCGAAGCTCTTGTTGGTGGCCGCCGCCATGTCTCCCGCCCGGGTGAGCCACTGCTCTGCGCTCATCCCCATGGCCTCAAATTTAGCGGCACCCTCCACCAGTTCGCCGCCCTCAAAGGGGGTCCGGTTGGCCAGGTCGACCGCATACCGCATGATGCCCGCGGCCTTCACGGTGTCCTTGGTGGCCGTCTCCAGCTGAAGCCGGTAGCCCTCCAGGTCCATGGCCTCAGACAGGCCGGACTTGATCCCCAGGGCCGCCGCAGCGCCCCCGGCGGCCAGCCCCAGCTTGCCCAGGGAGCGCACCGCCCGGGAGCAGGCGTCCGCCGTTTTCCGCTGGAACCGCTCCACCGTCCGGGTGGCGGCCAGCATCTCCTTGTTGACCCCCTTGACCTTCTTGGCCGCCTTCACCATCCCGCCGCTCATGTTGTCCCGCAGGTTCAGGATGGTGTGGATCACCTTCCGCCCCATTACCGCTCACCTCCCGGCAGCACTCTGGCCAGGCCCAGGGCCGTCCCGGCCTCTCCCAGCTCCATCTGCTCCTCATAGTACAGCGCCCGCGCACCCTCCAAAAACCCCCGCTGGGCCGGGCTGGTCCTGGCCAGCTCCTCCAGGGACCAGCCCCGCACCGCGTAGAAGGCAAGCAGCCTCAGCAGAGGGTCGCGGGCGATCAGTTTTTTACCGTCTCCAGGCCCTGGTCCTCCGGTCCCTCTCCGTCCTCATCGGTTCCGGTCCTCTCTCCTGGGAGCAGCCCCAGGAAGCGCAGGGCCTGGCCGCCCAGCTGGTCCTGCTCCGCCACGGAGAACAGGGCGTCCATCACCCCCATGGGGTCATCCTGGCACCCCAGGGCGGCGTGCAGCTCCTTGTCCCTCAGCTGGGGGCACACATCATACAGGGCGTGGCGGCCGCACTCCAGCCCCTCCAGAGGGGTCTGGGCCGCCGTCAGCTCTCCATACAGCTGGAGGATGGCCCCCTTGTCCGGGGTCCTGGCCTCCAGCCCCTCCCCGGAGCCGGGGATGGTCAGCAGCCCCACCCGGTACTTGTCCTGCTCCCGCTGCTCCCGCCGGGCCAGCAGCTGCTCGAATGTGATCTTACTCATTGGATCGCCTCCAGATTCTTGGCATAGACCGCCTTAAAGGGCAGCTCACGCTCCACGCCCTTCTTGGCCTCGATGTTGGCCAGGGCCACCTCAGTGAACACCACCCCGGACAGGGACCAGCGCTCCCGCGCGGCGCTCCCCCTCCGGCCCAGGGAGGTCATAATGACGATGTCCGGCATGATGCCCGTGCGGTAGCCCTCCACGATGGCCAGTTCCAGCCTGCTGTCCGCCTTCCGGTCGGTGATGGTCCCCTCAATGGAATAGCCGTTGTACTCGGGGAAGCTGGCGTCCTCGCCGCAGAAGGCCATGTCCTCAAAATCGCCGGTCATTTTGACCTCGATTTTGGTGGCCAGCACATCCCGCTCACCGTTGATGTACACAGCGGAGGTGCTCCCATGCATGATTTTCTTGTACTGATCCATCCTCGCTCCTCCTCACATCAGGGTGACCACGAACCGCAGGTCTGCCATGGTCCCCAAGATCTTCACATCGCCCGCCAGGAACAGCTGGCGCTTGAAGGGGGTGGCCAGCACCTTGCCGTCGTCCCAGTCGGCCGCCTCGGCCTTGCCCGCGCCGATCCAGGCGTTGCGCTGGCTCTCCACGTCCACCTGAGCGGTGTTGTCGTGCTCCGGATCCAGCACATTCTCCTCCCCCAGCTGCCGGAAATACTCATTCACCGCCGCCAGGAACAGCATCTGGTTGGCGGTGGAGTTGCGGTACTTGCCCATGTAGTCCTGCCGGAATGCCTGGGCGATGTCGTCCCGCATCATGTCCATGGCCTCCACCGTCTCGATGTATTTCATGTCCTCGGTTTTTCCGGCTCCATCCACCGTGGACAGGGAGTTCACGTCCACCCCCACCCGGACCTGGTCATCCACGTTGATGAGGATAAACTTGCCGCTGCCCACCGCGGTCTCCGGGTCCTCCGGTGCCTCCACGCTGGTCAGGTTGGGGCACAGGGCGTTGGTGGCCCCGCGCTCCACGTTGCAGGCGGCCAGCAGGCCCGCCAGGCTGGGGGTGTACTTGTCCCCCGTCTGTTTGCCCCGGCCGTCGGCAAAGACCACATTGGCGTTGGTCAGGTTGACGATGTGCATACAGTCCGGGGCCGAGGCGTTGTAGACCACGGCTTTCCAGCTCTTCTCCTCCTTCTCCCGGGCCTTGATCCAGCTGGTTAAGTCCGTCCAGTCTTTGGACGCCCCGCCGCAGACTGTAACCCAGCCGGTCTGCTCCCTCTGGATCAGTACGGCCAGGGCCTGGGCCAGCTGGCCGGAGGCGCCGATCTTGACCACCGCCACCCGCAGGGGGCCGAAGCTGAGGGCGTCCCGGATGTACTGCTCATTCTGGGCGGTAAACTCCCCCTTCGGGATCTGGGTGGCGTCCCCGAAGCGGTAATAGGGCCCGCCCTTGCCCACCGTGTCGTCCTTCACGATCAGCGCCGCCACACCCCGGGCGGAGCGCTGAATGAAGGTCCCCGCCAGCTGGCGGAAGATAATGCTGATGCTGGGCAGATGCACTGCCATGCAAATCACTCCTTTTCTTTGCGGCCCCCGCCCTCCGGCGCGGGGCTCAGTCTGTCATGTACCGCTGGGACAGGGTCTCCATCAGCTCTCCCTCCGGCGTCTCCGGCTCCAGATCCAGCCGCAGGTCCAGCGCGGCCTCCAGCACCCCGTCGGTCACCGTGAACGACAGGCCCTCATCAATGGGGATCACGTCCTCCCCCACCGGCACCCCGCCCCGGAAGGCCCGGCCCAGGGCCTGCCGCATGGCCAGGTTGTCCAATTTTGGGCGGCTGCGGTCCCGGGCGAAAAAGTAGATGCGGAAGGTCACCTCCACCTCCACCCGGTCCTCCACCGCCGCGGCCTCCCGGCTCTCCTCCAGGTCAATTTTCACCGACGGCCGCAGGATGGGCCGGCTCAGATCCTCCGCCGACAGCTCCGCTCCCGTCCCGGACCGGGCCGCCGCCTGCTCCACCAGGGCGCATACCGCCCGGTTCACCTCCAGCAGTGTCATTTGATGTCCACCGCCTCCTCCAAATACTCGTCCAGATCGGTGTAAAACTGCCCCTCGAACTCCTTGGCCGCCAGTTCAAACACATGATGACCCCGGACAAACCCCACCTCTGTGCCGTCGTGGGTCACCATCCGGTGCCCCTCCTCGATGAGGTGGGCGTGGGGGGCGCTGGAGTACACCCGGACTGCGTCCGCGCCGTTGTACCGATAGACCTTGCCCCGTTTGATGGATTTTTTATAGTTCCCGGTTTTCGTCCCCAGCGCCCGGGCCCGGGCCTTGGTTTTGCGCAGCAGCTTGCTGCCCTCCTGCCGCAGGAATTTTTTCTGAGATTTCCCATAGGCCCGTCCCACCGCCTCCAGATCCCTGGCGAACTGCTGGAACTGGCGGCCGTCAAACCCCTGGGACACGGTCATCCACCACCAATCTGGCAAACAGCTCCAGCCACCCGGCCCGGTTGTAAATGGGATAGCCGTACAGCACCTCATACCACTGCCCCCGGAAGGTGAACCGCAGCCCGTTCCGGAGCTCCGGCAGGGCGGTGCTGCGCACCACCACCCGGTGGGTCACCTCCATGGGCTCCACCTCCCCGGCCTGGGGCACGCTGCGCCCGGAGGTGGGCACGATCTGGGCCCAGATCCTCCGCCCCGGCCGGTACTCCATGGTCCGCTCCCCCAGTACGTTGCGCACCTCCTCCAGCTCATACAGCTGGATCCTGCACCGCAGGTCGCCCGCCTGGATCATCGTTTCCCCTCCATTTCACAAGTTCCCCTTGGTGTTTTTACAGCACCGTGATATACTGGTCACAAAAAGGGGGCGTTCCTCATGCTTCACAAGATTAGATCCGTTACCCCGCTGCCCGGCTATGCCCTGCTGGTCCACTTTGCCGACGGCTGCGCCAGGCAGTACAACATGGCCCCCCTGTTGGATCAGATAGACGCCTTCGCCCCCCTCCGCACCGTCCCCGGCCTGTTTGAGCAGGTCCGGACGGATCCGGGCGGCTATGGGATCTCCTGGAACGACGACATCGACCTGGACGGCTCTGAGCTGTGGGAAAACGGCCAGCCCTCTGTTCTGCCCTGACCCGCCGCCCCTTCCGGGGGCGGCTTTTTTATGCCTCCGGCTCCGTCAGCTTCAGCTGTGTCAGCGCCCGGCGGTGGGCCGGGTTGTCCCGGAGCTGTCCGGCGGCCTGTCCGCCCCGGTTGTCATACCGGTCCAGCGTCTCCGCCAGCATGACCCCCAGCCACAGGCCGTGCCGTTTGGACTCCGGGGCGGGCCGGGTCACCCCGGCCCCCTCCAGATAGCCCTCCGCCCCGTCCCAGGCCACCGTCATGGGCCCCAGGGTGTCCGGGGTATCCTCCTCCTTGCAGTAGGAAAAGACCGTCTCCCTCAGCTCCTCCGGTATGGCCACAGTCCTCTCTCCTCTCTATCAGCCGCCTGCGCCGCTGGTGGCGACCACAAACCCCTTGTCCACAATGAGGTTGCCGCCCACCATCACGTCGCCCAGGATGGCGTACATCCGCTCCACGGCCTTCACACTCTCATCCACCCGGATGGTGTAGTCGCCGAACAGGCCCAGCTCATAGTTCATGGGGTCGCCGTATACCATGGTCTGGGTGGTGACACCGGCGCCGTCCAGGGCGGTGAGGGCAGAGGAGATCGCATAGGGGATCACGGTGCCGCCGTCCACGATGGTGCCCCGGTTGGGGTTGCCGCCCTCGGGGATGATCTTGAAGATCCGGTCCTTGTCGGCGTTGCGCAGCTTGCCGATGGCCAGCAGGTCCTTCTTGTTCAGGTACAGCTTGGCATTGGCCCCCAGGGTCTCGTCGCCGCCGTAGGCGAAAAACAGCTCAGTCAGCAGATTCTCGTCCAGCTTGGCGTTCTCCAGCTTCTTGAAGATCGTGCCTCCCGCCACATTCTTGGCATTTTTCACGCCGAACATATCGGGGCTGCTCTGGCCGTCCCCGTTGAAGATCATGGCGGCGATCTGCCGCTTCATGGCCCGCATGGCCATGCCGTGGATCTTCTCATAGTAGCTGGCGGGGCTCAGGCGGTTGATGTTCCGGTCCACAAAGCTGGTCACGTTCAGCTCATAGGGGGCGATCTTGGCCACGCCGAAGGTGGGGTCGGTGGAGGCGGTGCGTGCCTTCCCGGCGTTGGTGCTCACCTTGCCCCCCTTGGCGTCCAGCTCAGAGATCACATAGGGCTCCAGATAGGCCCCCATGCCGGTCAGATCCTGCACATAGACCTCGTCCACCACAGAGCACACCACGTTGCCCAGGGGGTCGCGGATATTGCTGCCCGCCCCGGTGGGCTGGACGATGCTGCCGGTGGCCAGGGTCGTTTGTTTGCTGGCCTGGTACACATCCCGCATGGTCTCCCGGGCGGAGAATTTCACCTCGCCGCCCTTGCGCAGGATGTCGGCGCGCTCCAGGGCCTTGTCCTTCTCCTCGGCCGGGTCTTTGCCCCGCTCCATGAACTTCCGGTCCTGCTCCTCCAGCAGCTTCTCCACGTCGGCGATCTCGCCGTTCATGTTGCCGACCTTCTCCATCTCGGCGCGGTACTCCGCCTGCTTGCCCGCCTTCAGCAGAGCCTCGGCGTTCTCCAGCAACGTGGTGCGCTGGCTCTTCAGTTCGATCAGTTTGCGTCTCATCTCATGCTCCTCCTCAAAATCTCATTTTTTCCAGTTCCAGCAGGGCCTCGTCCTGCCAGGCTTCGTCTGGGTTCCCTATTTCACCGGGCGCCCCGCCCGTGGGATCACTTCCCGGGCCCTCCGGCCCGCCATACCGTTTGACCACTCCGGCCTCCGGCTGGGCCGGAACCGGCAGCAGGGACACCTCATAGGCGTCCACCGCCTCATCCAGGATGATGATGCACATCCCCTCGTCGTATATCTGGCCCTTGTTGTGCTTGCACCAGTGCTGCGTCCAGTCTGTCCCGCAGATGGAGCATACCGCCCGCCGGACGGACACCCCCACGCTGCACTCCCGCAGCAGGCCGCCCTCGATGGCGGCAATGGTGTCCTCGTTGCCCCTCAGCCGGGGCATATAGCACCGGAGCACCAGCTGTTTGCCGCCCTCCGTCTCCGGCATGGGCTCCACGCCGGCGGCATAGACCCGGGCGGTCTGGCTCCCGGCAGACCAGCAGTGGTCCATCAGCACCGGGCGGCCCACAAATTTCTCCGCTAGCCCCTCCAGGGCCCCGTCGCTGAATTTCTCCAGATCCCGGTCCACCTGGTTGTTGCACGCCGCCAGGCGGAAGGTAAACACCTCCTCCGCCCCCAGCTCCCGCAGGGCCTGGGCGTTGACGAGGGCCATCTCCCCCTCATCCGGCGCCGATTTCATCAGCCGCGCCGCTTTCGTGATCTGATCCATCTCATTCCTCCTCCCGTGCTCTCTGCTGCGCCCGCAGCCGGCTCAGTTCCGCCCAGTCCCGCAGGGGCACATAGTTCAGGCTGGCCCGCCGCTCGTCGCCGCCTGGGACGTGGGGCATGTCCTCCAGGTCCATGATGTCGTTGACGCAGAACCCGCCCACCTCGGTCATGTCCCGGTACCACTGGCCCCGGGCGGCGACGTCTCCCCGCAGTTCTGCAAGAATGTTGATCCGGATCTCCAGCCCGGCGGCCACCTGGCTGGGCAGCAGCAGCTTCCAGGTCTGCTCCTCCTCGTACTGGGTCACATTGGGGTGGAGTGTGCCCACCACATATTCAATGGCGTTCTGCTCATTGCTGCCGTAGGCCTGTTTCCCCTCCTGCAATTTGTACAGGGGGACCCCGAAATACCGGGCGATGTCCCGCACCGTGACCTCCTTGCTCTCCACGAACTGGGCGTCCTGGTTGCTGGAGGCCAGGGGTTTGTAGTCCAGGCCGAAATCCATGATGGCGATCCGGTGGCCGTTCAGCGGTCCGGCGTGGACCCGTTCCCACTCCCGGCGGAGCAGGTCCTTGCGGCTCACCAGCTGCCCCGGGTTTTTCGGGTCCTGGACATTGCCGCCCAGGTCGGCCTCCGTCCTCAGGATGCCGGAGGGCTGCCCGCCGCTCTGGTAATAGCTCAGTTCATACTGCTGCTGGGCCCGGGCCGAGGCGATGGTCTCGCTGGCTCTCCGCAGGACGCCCACGCCTCTCAGCCCATCCCGGGAGGCCGTTTTATAATGACAAATATCCTCGTTGGGGAGGACCATGGGCTCCCCCGTCCAGGGGTGGGTCACCGTGTACCACACCCGGCCAGAACTGTCCCGCCATGGCTCCACCAGCTGTCCCGGCACTGGGATCAGCTCCACCGGCCGGCCGCTTTTCGGATCTCTGACGATCCAGTCATAGCCATTCCCGTTGACCAGGCGGCTGGTCTCCAGCACCTTTTTCCGGATGAACGGGGTCATGGCCTCATTGGGCCGCACGTTGAGTAGCTGGAGGATGGGCAGGTCCACCCGCTCCCGGCTCCGGCCGTCCATGATAAAGCAGGGCAGCTTCCCCATGGAATCGCTGAGGATCTCGATGCAC